TGCTCTATCCACTGAGCTACAGACGCAAAGTTTTGAAATCTTCCGCAAGTTTGGGGGGTAGATATTTAATCAAACGCTCTTCGGAAACGTTGAATAAAAGTCCCTCGACAAGTGATTTATCACCAGACATCAAATCTTGGTAAATCACATCGACAACTTCTTGAACTAAATCAGTTTTGTCTGGTTGGGTTTTCATTTGATTAGAAGATTAAAAGATTCATGTTATGGGTGTGAGAGAGGAGGGAGAGCCACCACACTCTCCCCCCTCTCATTACTCACCACACTACACTACTACCACACATTTTTCTTTTGGAATTTGCCATCTTCCCCACGGACATTGTGGTATTTGTCTCCGTTGGGTTTAGTGCCATAGACATCGGGTTCGTATCCGCTGCTGACATTATCCAAGTGATCGTCATAGGCTTGATCTTCTTCACCTGTTCCATGGTCGTAATTGTTGCAATAGCAGTTGCCATCATCGCAGCAATCGTTATCTTCCTCGTCATCGTATTCGTATTCTCCACCATCGGAGGAATAGAGGTCGGCATCCCAACCAGATTCACCGCGACCGATTTTCTCACGCCAGTTTTCCGTGTATTCGCTAACCACTTCGTAGCGGCAAGTGCGTCCTTTGGTGTTGTTATAGTCGGCGGGAATCGCCACAACATCCTTGGGATTGATCTTAACGATCATGGTTTTGCCTCCGTTGGAGTCGGAGAAGTTGGGAAGATAGGCAATAGAACAGAAGTGCAAGCCGTAGCTGCAAGTCCGATCTTTGTCCTCGTCCACTTGGTTGCGCTTCATCTCGCAGACAGAGCCAACGGCATTGTTGAACTTGCCACTGTAAATGTCCGTGTAATCAGCCTTCACGTTTTTGAACGCGAGGAAGTGACCATCTTCCGTAATGGGCAACTCACCTGCCTCAAGGAAATCATAAAGCTCGTCCACGGCTCGCTTGGAAGGATTATCCATGAGGTTGCAGAGGAAGTTAAGCATAGGCTTGAATGGCAAGTCTTGTTGCATGAAGCTAATGACTCGCTTGGTCAAGGTGTTGTGAATGGGTTCACCATCAAACACAATGATACCATCCTTGATCTCCACTTTGGAATTGTGAACATAGTCCCGAACTTTGCGCGACAGATCGACACAATCCAGAAAGGCTTCCCAATCACTATTGCGGATGGCATCAAGTGCCTTGGCATGGTTGGGGTGATCGGTTTCCACGGTGTATGCCGTGCCGTCGATAACAGCGGCAATTTTGCCGTTGCCTGTGATAGTAACTGCTGTGGTATGGGTATTCATATCGTTTATGAGGTTATATGGTTTGTTGTTTGTTGTCAATGGAATTTCTCAATTATTTTTCAAGTGCCTTGGCGAGTGTCAAATACTTGTCGCAATCGTAGTGACCACAATTACGAATGAAGTCAAACACAATCGCTTCCGCTTCCGTCAAAGGAAACTTGACTTTCTTTCCGCTCTTGAAGTTTTCCAAGTAGTGTGAAACTTCTTTGAGTTTGACATATTTATCCTTCAAGGTCTTGAGCGTAGTGAGCGCGACTTTGATGGAATTGGAATCGTCAAGGTCTTTGAACTTCTTATGACTCACGATTTTGTCCATGTGATAGAATTCGTATTCTTCCAGAGTTTTCAACTCATCGGCATCGAACTCCACTTTGATGTTTTTATTCCACCATGTTGCGAGATGTTCGCATCCTCCACGTTGAATGATCTTCTTTTCCTCACGCGAGGACACCATGCAGACTTCATCACGCGAGATACCGAAGGCGGCGAGAATATTTGCCAACTCACCTTTGCTCGTAAGAATACGGATGCCGTTGAACTTGACGCGCAATCCCCAACCGTCCGTCTCTTTGACAATATAGTATTTTGGAAGATTTTCGGAAGGTTCGATAATCTCACTGTCCCACTTCTCTTTGTGCATCTCCCCAAAGTTATAGATAGTAATATCCTCTTTGGCTTTTTGCACAACCGTTCCGTTGCTGCGAACTTTGCGCTGAACAGTCGGAGACGGCAACGTGGACACATTTTTGAACATATCAGCCGCGAAGTTATTGCTGATAAGATTGTCATAATCTTTCTGATTGAATACCATGACCGTCTTGCCACTGGAAGAAACATAAGCGCGAACTCGACGTTCTCCCCCACGGCCCATATCATCACGGAACCATTCGATATCACTACCGAATTGTGGTTGGGCGCTGACGCTGATCTTGCGACGATGCCAGCTACGCTTACTGAGTAGTTGCATATCGGGCGCGAGCTTTTTGAAAAAGCCAGTCGGTTCCGTAATATCAATTCCCTTCCATGTGATTTTGACATCATCTTTCTTCACACCAACACGGTTCATGTTGAGGAAGTAGAATTTTTCCGTGAAGAACAACGTAGCCCGAATCGCTTCAAGCAACGTATCTTTTTTGTCAATAATCTCCGTGACCTTGATGGGCAATTCTTTCTTGACTTTGGCGAGCTTGTCTTGAATTGCTTTGATCGTCAAAGGAGTATAGGAAAGGGCATCCCTCGCAGGAGTGAAGTCCAACTCGCCCATGGCGAACTTCAAGACCAATCCGTTACGAAGCATTTGCAGATATTCCCCATCATCGTCTTTGACTTGATAGCTGTTAATCGGATAGGTCACGCCTCCCATGATAGCGAAGGATTCCCCATGGTAACGGTCTGCCATCTTTTCGTAGAAGGCCCAATCGTCCGCTTGGAACAAGGGAGTTTCCACATCCCATTCGACTTTGCCGCCGCTGATTGTTGGCTTGACATCGAAGAAACGAAATGCTTTGCGAACAGCCACGGTGAAGTCATTGAAATCCGTAGCGCGAACAGGGATTTGAATTTTGACACCGTTGGAACTGTCAACATTCTCCGTGGACATGAGGGCAATCGCAGGAGTGCCTTCCTCGTTGAAGTAGGCATTGTAGATGCGACGAACTCCGTCATGCGTGGAAGTCACGGAAAAGTTATCCGTATAGCAGAAGGGCGATTTGCTACCAAGACCAAGGCAACCGATTTGACTGTTGCTGTTGGTTTTGGTCGAAGCAAAATAGACCGTATAGATGTTGTAGATGTCATCGTGAGAGATGCCCGTTCCATAATCTTCAATCGTGAGCCAAGGCTCCAAAGCATTGGGAAGATGGATATGGAAAGGTTGGTTGCCCTTGTTGGCTCCAACCATGCTGTCCATAGCATTACATCCCAACTCACGCACGATAGCGAGAGGTTTGTCCGAGTAGAGGTCAGAAAGAATCTGAAAAGCCTTCTGACTTGTTTTCATACGGAATTGCGCCTCGTTGGACACGTTTCCGATACGTTCGATGGTGTTGGTGGTGGTGTTGAGTTTCATGGTAGGTGGTTTTGTTTAGTTGAGGTTTGAGTTTTGCTTGGAACAAATCTCATAGATTTTGTCCATAGCTTCAAGGTAGTCGGGGTTTGAAATACTGTCAAGATATTTTTTCATGACAGCAAACAAATCATATTTTTTGGTGAAATCAATCTCCACAATGGGATTGTCTGTGGTGGCTTTTTTCATCGTGAGAAGTATGAACAAACCCCAAAAGGTTGTCAATAGTTTTTTTTATCTGATTCTTGCAATCTTCTAAAGCTAGAAATAGGCCAAGCATCGACGACGAAATTTTACCACGAGTTTTAGCTTGTAGAAGATTGTTTGATTCATTCCATCTTCTAAAGCATTGGCTCGAGTCTTTCGAAAAAATATAAAAAAAGGCAACCCTTTCGGATTGCCTTTTTGTGTTTTTGAATATGGCCTCGATCAACGAGCGCAGCTAAATGTCCAAAAGGTCAATAGACTCCAAAAGACAATCACCCAGAGAAAAGCCAATACCACTCGAAAATTTTTAAAAAACTTTTCCATGAAACATTTTCCTTTCTTGGGCCATGTTATCCAAATAAGCAAACATGGCAGCATTGGGTTTATTTGATTTACTCAAAGCATCAAGGTCTTTAAGTTTTTTAATAATCTCCCGAACTCTGCCCGTAGCAATTTCAATATGATCATTGCCAAAACGATCTGCTTGTTTGAGACAAACCTCCAAGAGGGGTTTGACACTATCGATAACTGCTCTAGCTTGTTCTTTCATAAGCTTCTTTCGGTCCTGTTTGAATGACAAGGTCTTCGTCTGTCAAGTATGCCAAAGCTTCGCGGTTCGTGAAATCGGAGTCAAAGCGTTGGAAGATTGACATTGCGCATTCTAAGCCATACGTATAATAGTCTTGGTCTTGAAGAGATGGATCATCCCTTAACATTTTAAGGATCTTGATCACATGCTCGTTGTGCCAGTGGTTTCTTTTGATTGTCATGATAAAGGTGGTAGCACAGGTGGGATTCGAACCCACACTTGACAGATTTTAAGTCTGGTGTCTCTGCCGTTGGACTACTGTGCCATTGAAATATATTACTCGTCGAGATCCAAATTGTCTACGGAAATGTCGGAGATTTCTTCGCGAGGGTTGTATTGGTCTCGATTAATGCCTGATAGAAAGAAAGACTCGAGTGTGTCGGTGTCTTCGGAATCCCAGACGTTTTGTTGTGGTAGGTGGACTTTGTATTGATGCATAATATTATATATGTTGTTTAGTGGTTTTGGAAGTATTTTTTTAGATACCTGCGCAAATCATGTAAACCCCTTTCTCCATAATGTAGAGTGAAGGGCTGGTAATTTTGGTCGGGGGGAAAGAGCATTTCTCCATCCCGAATCGCCTTGGAACGAAATCCATGTTCGAGTGCGTGTTGAATCATTCTTTTTTGCTCCTTGCAGCGGTGTTTCATCGAGGGAATATTAGGTGTTGGTGGTTAAGGTGTCAATAAGTTTTTTTGCCCTATTCGCTCAAAACGTCTTCGGGCCACGAATTTGTCTGGTGCAACCACTTTTGGCTGTCCACCGCAATGAGATTCCTCGGATACGTCCACCTTACCATATGCAACCAAGGGGTCAAGACTTTTTTAAAGATTCCCCAACTTTTAGAAGATTAAAAGATTCATAGTATCTTCTAAAAAGCTGCAGGTTTTTAGAAGATGGAAAGTTTCATAGTATCTTCTAAAGATTAGGCTCGAGGAAAACTTTAGAAGATGGGAAGATTCAGCACTTGACAAAAAAGAAAAGTCCTGCGAGAATTAACCCGCAGGACTTTTTGTGTTGATAGGGGGAAATCCCTATTATGAAAAACAGTTATCGCTTACGACGAACTGCAAATCGGCCTTTGCTGTCACGGATATTGTGGAAGCGAGGACGCAAACGGAGAGTAGAACCGTTGTTATCGAAGCCCAAAAAGGAATACTTTTCAGGATTGATGTACTCGGCCAAAACTTCCATCTTTTCGTCACGAGGCGTGTTACGGTTGATTTCGCCATTGGTAAAATCAACGAGGCTGTATCGAATTTCTTTAGTCACTTTATTCTTCACCCCCTTCCTCATCAAGGTTTGAAGATCTTTTAGGTTTAATTTTTTTCAAGGTTCTCAGATATTCATCATAAGTCCCAAGCATTTGTTTGCGCGAGTCTTTGCTCAAATGAGGCCAAAAACTATCATCGCCTTTCATACAACTTTTGCTCCACCAAAATCCTGAGTTCATAATATTATTATAGCAAATTTTTTCAATACGTCAATTCAAATTTTAAACAAGTGTGGCAATGCTACACCATGTGATAATGCGACACCATGTTTCATTTTGACACTATGTTTCATAATTTAGATTGGTAGCATCTTAAAGAGAAAGGCAAAAAAGGTCAAGACAAAAGCAAAGGACATGGGTTTAATATTCCCTGTCTTGACAGTCGCCGTGGTGCAGCATATCCAGACAAAGAGAAAGATAAAAACAATCGGAGTACAAAGAAAGTTTTTTAAAATATAGAATTGATCAGGCATTTTCAGAAGAAGGTTGTGGGGAAGTTTCTCCCCAAGGTTTATACTTCGCCATCAAATCCTTTTTAACCCAATCATTATTGACTGTAAAGACATCTTCAATAAAGATAAAATCAGTTACCAATTCTACAATAGGATCTTCAGGATGTTCTTTACGATGTTCCAAAACTTTGCAGTAAGAGACCATACCAAGAGTTTGTTTGGCCTCCACCAACTCATCCATTTGCTCCTTGATGGAACGAGAAGGCATCTCAAAGAACTTTGTCTTATCCAGAACATAAGAAGACTTAACCTTTTTGAAATGCTTCAAAAGATCCTCATAGCTTGCGATCAACATCGTATGCTTTTTAACCATGTACCAAGTATGGCAGAAAGCCCAAAGTATGTCAAGAGTTTAAAAAAATTTACCCAAAGGTTTTAGAAGATTGCAAGATTCATGAAAAATGCCTTTAGAAGATTGCAAGATTCACGGAAAAATTTACCAAAATGGTTTGAGAGGAAACTCTCAAAAGATATTTGGAAAAATTTCAAGAAAATTTTCAGAAAAATTTTAGAAAAATTTCGGGAAAACT